TTACCATCACGATCAAAATATGTCTCTGTATTAGAAATGGTATTACTATTACCACCATTTTTCAAGTCAGATACAACAGCATCAATAAAATACCCAATATCTCTCTTGCATTTTTCTTCTCCTGCAGGAATCTTTGCAGAAACTGATTCTACAGGTAGATTAGTTAGATTACCATCAGTAATTGTTGATGTAACAAGAGCAGTTAAGTTTCCAATAAATGACTGAATATCAGCACAAAGGTTAACATTCTCTCTATTATTCTGGTTATCAGCAAATGTTACTGAATTTTCAGTAGATTCTACAAACGTATGACCATAATTACCACCAGTAATCAATGCTCCAGAAATTGCATCATGGAATGTATGAGCAGTAACGTTAGAAGATGTACCGACATTAAGTTTTATCTTACCATCTTGTCTTGTTAAACTATTAGCAACTGAACTTTCCCATGTATGATTATAGTTACCACCAGCAGTTACTGCACCAGGATCTGAACCAACATATTGGTGTACAGAGGTATCAGGAGAAATACCAATATCAACTGTAACTGTTGTACCAGTTGTAGATATAATTGGAAGTAACGAATTGTATGCTGGATCACTAGTACGAGGATATGAGTGAATACTCTGATTACTATCATATCCACATGTGAAATCTATAGTATTAGCACCAATCTTGATTGAATCACCTGCTTTTACTATTCCTGAAGGAGTTGCAGAAACCCACTCATGAGCATATGCACCACCAGTCTTAACTGCATCAGCAACTGCTTCTGAAAATGTGTGTAAGTAGTTACCACCACTAATTACTGCACCACTATTTGCTGTTACAAATGTATGAACAGATTGATCAGATGAAACACCAACATTAACTGAAATTTTACCAGTCTGTTTCTTCATTCCACCTGCTACAGAACCTTGGAATGTATGTTGTGAAGTATTATATGATGTTCCTACCTGAACTGTAAAATTGTCATCTGTTACATTACTAATTTGCAACCATCTTCCTACTACAGGATCTGTAGCTCTAGGATATGTGTGTTGAGTAGCATTGCTATCCTTCTCACAAGTAAATATTAAAGAATTTGGTTCAAAACTAACTCTATCGCCACTATTAAATCCATGACCTGTTAACTTAACAGTTAATTCTCCAGTAATTGGATTATAAGCACTACCAATTTCTGGTTGATGAGAAGTTACTGCAACATTAGTAATAGTAACAGCAGTATCGTATGCTGGATCATCAGCAGTTGCACCACCTTGACCAGTTGCACGAGGATATAAATGCTGGGTTTGATCACTATCAGCAGCACATGTAAAGATAATTGATTCGTTCTCTAACTTAATGCTAGATCCTTCAATTAAATCATGCTGTCCAATATCTAATACAAGATTACCTGTAGAAGGAGTATAATCTGCATCAGAAACGTTATAATTTACAATAGGAGATGAACCTACATTAATAGTAATATCTCCATTTTGCTTCTTAAGACCAAAATCAGTAGCACTAACAAAAATATGTTGTGATATATCTTCTGATACACCAACAGTAACATCAAACGTTTGGAAATTAGTCCCCTGAATGTTTACACTCGCTACATTACTTATAGTTAACCACTGACCACTAACAGGATCAGTAGAACGAGGATAAGGATGGTTAGATTGGTTATTATCTCTAGCACAAGTAAATGTTATAGACTCATCTGCAAGCATTATTTTGTCACCATTCTGGAATCCAGTTCCAGAAGTGGTTATTGACAATACACCAGCAACAGGATCATATTCAGCAGTATTTACAGTAAAATCTGTTGTACCAACAGATGTGATAGCAGTTGGTTCATGTGAAACAGGATCTGTTGCACGAGGATAAGTCTTAATAGAACTATTACCATCCATCTCACAAGTAAACTTGAGAGAATCCTGATTTATCATCAAGTTGGTTCCTGATTTTAAATCATGAGATCCAACAGTTAATGTTAAATCACCATTTGCAGGGTTATATGTAGCACCTGTAGGTGTATAATTTACAGTAGGAGTTGCACCAACATTAACTTTGAATGAATCATTAGCAATGTCAGTAATTGGTAAGAATTTACCACTTGCAGGGTCAGTAGATCTTGGATATGCATGCTCGGAATTCTTTCCGTCCATATCACAAATGAATACTAATGATCCATCTTCTATCTTAATTCTATCACCATCAGTATATCCATGATTATTAATGCTAATTACTAGATCACCAGTAACAGGATCAAAAGTAGCACCTTCTGCTGTTTTATTAGTAGGTCCACTAAAAGAATGAGTACCAATCTCAAGTTCCAACAAACCTGTTGTTGGAGTATAGTCAGCATCACTAACATTATATGCTACATCAGGTGAAATACCAACATTAACTTCAAATGATGTTGCATCTACATTAGAAATCGGCAACCACTGCTTACTAGCAGGGTCTGTAGGACGTGGATATGCATGATCAGTAGAATAACCATCTTTTGCACACTTAAAGGTTATAGCACCATCATCCAACTTAATGAAATCACCATTTTGGAAAGTATGAGCTCCAATATCAATTGTTAAAATACCAGTAGTTGCATTATACTTTGTCTCTGAAGTAGGAGTATATGTAGTACCAACACTAGTAATTTGTAATGCTGCGTTGTATGCTGGGTCAGTAGTACGAGGATATGGATGAGTAGTAGCACCACCATCTTCATCACACTTGAATATGATTGATTCTCCTGCTAATTTAACAGTTTCACCTTTTCCAAGTGTATGAGCACCAATATCAAGTATTAATTCACCAGTTGTAGGATCATACTCTGCACCTGTTGGTGTGTAGTTAACGATAGGTGTAGCACCAACATTAACTTCTATGTGGTTAGCATCTGCTACATTTACGATCTCTAGGTACTTACCAGCAGCAGGGTCACTTAATCGTGGATATGTATGATTAGATACATTATTATCCTGATCACAAGTAAATGTAAGTGAATTTGCCTCAATATTGATGTGATCACCAACTGATAACTGGTGATTTGTAATTTCTAATATTAACTTACCATCAGCAGGAGTGTAATCAACATCAGATGGTTTAAATTGCTTTGTTACAGAACCATAATCAGATCCTGGTGCATTATCAGCAGTAATTGTTAGATCTTGTGCTGATAACTGGTTAGCAATAGCAAGGAACATATTGTCTCTTGCTTTATTAAATCCAAAAATTGCTTCTGCTTCTTCGCCTTGTAAACTACCATTCAACCATGTCTGTCCAGATTCATTAAAGAATGTCTGAAGGAATTTACGTGTGTATTGATTACCATCTGCTTGAGCAACATCAAGTGATATTGCATCAATAAAGAGACCTAAATCTCTTTTACACTTATCTTCATATTGCCCATGAGTAGAATATTGAGCAAGAGTAGCATTCCAAGAATTATTAATAATTTCTTGACGGTTTAATTGAGAAAGTCTAAATGCGTCCTTATATCTTGAGTAGTCTTCAGTTTGATTATCTGTAGGGTAGAAAAAGTCAGGGTGATTTATAGCAATTTCAGCAGCACCACGATCAATAATTGTCTGCCTATTTGCAATAATTAGATTAGCACCATCAAAATATCTTGCTTCAGGATTAGCAGCCTCAACTAATCCAGGTCTGTTATCAATATAGTGATTACCAGGCATCAACATGATGCTAAACTGGTCGAATCTATCGTTATCCTTACCTGGAAGATAAGAATACCTAGAAACCTCTATAAAAGCTCTCTGAATCGTCTTGAATGGACGTAGAGGTGAATTACCTCTGTTATCTAACTCATCAGTCGCATTAAAATCATCTGGCGACACATATAGGTACTTACCTGTTTTACTTGAATATAGGTTATCAAGTCTTGTTAAGGGCATAACTAACCGAACCGTGCTACTTCTACTTGTTGTATTTATACTATGAAATCCACAATGACATTATGATGGCGATATTTTCTTAAATTCGAAACTACCATGCTTCGAACCCCATATTTGTTCTGCTGTTCCCACTTTAAAACCTCTATCTACAACATTATAATAATCTTTACCTAAAACCACATCAGTTTGTAAATATGTCATTTCATTTTTCCATGGAACAAGACAGTCACAATGATTATTACTTCCTCTAAATTCTCTTCCATTAAAAGTGCATATATTATCACATTCAGGTTTAGGGGTTAATTCCAAAGATTCCAAATCTTTGAAACCCCTATGCTTTGGTTTGTCGAACGTAAAGTTCTTAATTCTTATATTATCTCCCTCTTCTACTGGTTCTATAACAAATGTCCTATACGGGGAATTTAACTGATAGTTATATGCTTGTTCCCCGTAAAAATAGTTTCCTACCCGTTTATGAATAATCCTGACCATAGCAAATCTGGCAGGATATGTAAACGCTTGTACTTTATTCTCCCATGTTCCTTCAAACCATTCACGAAATTTATCAATCATCTTTTGGCAATAATTCAGGATCATTAACTGGTAATTCAAAACAGAGTGGATGGCATTCTTCCTCCATTAGGTACGAATGCCAACGATACAACTGTTCATCATAATATTCTTCACTTTCTAATGCTTCAGTATGAACTGAAGGATGATCTTGTATAATCTGTGGTAATTCGTCGAAGGTGTAAGGAATACCCTGAATGAAATACATCCTTACCACATTACCCATATAAAAGACATACTTTTGTGAAAGTACGTACTCCATATCACTCGTCGTATACTCTACATTCGAATGCATCGGGATGATTGTCACAATAGACTTCTAGATGCTGATCCTCATGTCTTGTATGATAATCATTAATCTTACCCTCATTAGTATTTACTTCATCACCTTTATGGTATTCATCATACTCTGCATGAACATCCTTGAGATCTGCTTCACTATATTCCAACATACCATGATTGATATGCTCTTTCTTATCTTTAGGATCGATATAGACCTCGTGATCTAAATCGTGCTTTGGAGTTGTCATACTTTATCCTGTACAAGTTGTTCAGTTTTACGGAGATTTTCCAGTGCAGCTAGGAGTTCTGGAGTTTCTTCCCACTCCCACGTTTCTTCACGTCCCTTTTTGGTAGTACGTTTTAATGTCTTTTTGGTCATATTCTCCATTCGAACTTATTTATTATAGTCTTATATAGTTTTTGTGTCAAGCTCGACTTTTTTGAGCAAATTTTGACGGAGAAAAAATTGCCAAATTCATACAATTCAATTAAGGTATATCTGGGCACCTTTGATAGTGATAGGTCCTTTTGATTCTATGTCTGTTTTACCCACAAATTTAAGGATATTAATTCCTCCTTTAAATTTTGCATCTATTCCCATAGTCGAGTTAATTTTTAACCCAGTTTTCTTTGCTGCTGCTATCTTAATCTCCCATGCAGTTGAGGCAACTGCATTAGGAATAGTTGGTTGTGCCTTAATCTCTGTATATCTTATTCCATCAATTTGTTCATTTAATTTACCTTTCAACTTTAAACTAGCACCACCAATTCTTGATTTAAATAATAAATTTCCTTTACCATCTATTTCATATTTTCCACCAACTTTAAACCTATAATTTGCATCAGCAACTGCATTAATACTTCCTGCAGTATTAAATGCAACCTTTGATCCTGGCATTTTTTGGTTAATAGTATATTCACCATCAATTTCTGAATGATGACCTTTTGATACTTCTTTATAAAATCCAGTAGCAACTGTATACTTTGCTGTTGTTACATTAACTTGTCCATTACCATCACCTGCTTCCAAGTTGATAGCATCACCTGCTTTTAAAGTAAGTGTCTTTCTTGCTTGTATAGTAACATTATCACCTAAAATATTTACATCACCACCAATAGATTCTATAGCAGTCTCACCTGTAACATGAAGAGAATATGCTGGCATTTCTTCAGTCTTACCTTCCTTCGCTCTTTCCTGACTAGAACCAGTAAATTGTCCAGCATAACTATGTCCTTTATCAAGGAAATCTGTACATATACGAACTATTTTACCTCCACAACCAGTATCTCCTGGTTTTCCTGTTGAGGTCTTACAATTACCATTCTCATCAAATAAAAGAGCACTAACACCATTTGTTAATGCATACCCACCTGGACCACCATTCTCACCTCTCCATGTCATTATAGTCCAACCATCTTGGGTTACAGCAGTAGGACATGTCTTGATGAATTTACCATCATCATCTTTTCTACCACTTGCAGGTTCAGCAACAACGTTGACTGCTACACCTTTACCGTGTACTTTATCGTAATTATTAGTAGGATTCATGGGCAATCAATATATGTACCAGTACCGATCTTAACAGCACCTCTTGTCTTCAAATCTTCCTCATCTAAACATACCATGCTAGGCATAGCAACAGCACCTGCTCCACCACCACCAATAAATTGTACGCTAGGTGTCTTACTATATGTCTTTGTTCTATCTAATACTTTAACACTAACAACATATCCACGATCATCAATCTCTGCTTTCGCAACCAATAATTCACCATCAACATAGACATCTGGTGGAGATGTATACCTAATACCTGGTGATATAAGGGTAAATGAATCTATAATACAACGTACATTACTATTTGCAGGTGTATTTAATTTATAATTCAAACCAGACCTAGTAACTCTTATTTCAGACACATATCCTTGTGCATCTAATAATGCAATACCAGTAGCACCAAATCCATTACCTGTTATTATAACATCAGGTGCTTCTTCATATGGATCACCTGGATCACTAATAGGTATTTCAATTATACCACCGTCATCATCAGTAATAGGATTACCAGTAGTTGGTTTATCTATCTTTGGTGTCTCTTCTGGTACTGTAGTTTCAGGTACAAGAGTTCCATTAATAATAACAGACGTAGCAGCATCAACACCAACTAAAGTAATATAAAGACTTTCATCAACTTCATCCTCTATATCTTCAGCGATACCAATGATTAACTTGGCACTATTATTTTTGATAGTAATACTACCAGTCATATCACCAATAAGATCTGCCTGTTCAATGTCACCATATATTGTATAGTCAACTCTAGTATTATCATCAACATTAGCAGTAGTGATGGTAAATGTTATGTCTTCTCCCTCATTATACTTCTCTTTATCTGCAACAATCTCATAGGTAGGAACTGGAGTAGTATCAAACTCATCATCTGGATATAATACTTGCTCAAGATCAGCAAGTACTAATGTCTCTACACTATCATGATCAATACTACCAATTTCTGTAGTATTATCATTGTTATCATATATCTGTTGTACTGTACACAATACAAGTTGTTGTGCTGTTGCTATTTGTATATCATCAGAAAATGTCACAGAGAATGTTGATTTACCTATAGGAACATCAACATCTGTTCCATTACCATCACTATCATATGCTGTAGCAGTCTCTATTCTATCTAATAAGACTTCAAATGTACCTACAAGTCCTCCAACAACATCAGTATCAGTAAATGAATTTGGACCTGACAATGTATATTGTAGTATAGCACCTGCTGGTACATGTCCTGTATGTACAGTATATACTACAGTATCACCATTAACTACAGTTGGAGAATCTGCAGTTATCTCATAGAAAGGAGTTCCAGTCTCATCTAGAGGTACTGGATCATAATCGTCGTCATCATCCTCTTCATCATCAAAGATGATATCATCAATATCATCATCATCGTCGTCGTCATCATCATCGTCATCGTCTTCATCTCCTGGATCTATATCTGGATCTGGGAAGAAAGGATTAGTACCATCATCATCACCTGGAGGAGTAGAGTCATCTACAATTGGTACAGGATACTCTGGAATACCACCAACAAATACAATATTAGTAGGTTTATCATCTGGATAATCTTTAGCTTCATCACATGTAAATCTTTCTCCACTATCACCACCTTCAATCTGATCTAATAATGTATCCAACCAATCATCTTCTTCATCACTACCACAATCACTACATATCTTTGTTTTTGTAGCACACTTACCACTAGGTCCACTACAGTTGATACCAAGGAAAGACATTACCTTGCTTAAAGCAGAAGATACCATGTCTATACCACCACCTATAATAGACAGGATACTTTGCAACGGTCCCATAATCTTTGCAATAAGACCATCAACAACAGATATGATCTGATTGATAATACCGTCTACAAGATTTTGGATAAGGCAAACAGCAGGTGAAAATGCTTCCATGATCATATTGAATAGCATATTAGTCAACCATTTAACTAACCTATCAATAGCATCTTCCATAGCACATCCTAATGCTGATAGGATTTTATCAATAACCTTCTTGATTCTCTTAAGAATATTACCTTCCTTCCTAACACTCCTATGATCATTTTTAGGATCTTTTGGTACTTTATCTTTAGCGTCCTTACCAGCATTCAATCCAAGAACTGAATTGACTAAAGTATCTACTCCCTTTCTGATACCCTTAATCATTTCGGATTGAATCCTGCCCATAAGTGCTCTTACGAGACGTGTCACTCGACCTACGTGATATCTGGCAATGTTTACTTTATCGTAAAGAAAACCATTTACCTTACTCACATAATAACTACCCAACTGTCCACCAGACCGTTGGTTTGCTGCTAACAAATCTCCTATAATATTGGTTACACTTTGTTTAAAAGTACTCTCCGAACCACATTTAGGGTTAGCAATTTCTACACAAACCTCTCCTCCTATTGGGTTTGTTTCACATGCAAATCCACGTAATGATGTTAGGACAGGAGTTGGATCTACATGTGCATTTGCTACTTTAGCTGTTCCACCTTCATCATCAGTACCATCCTTCCTTTTACCATCCTGTGTTTCTAAACCTCTATTTTGAGATGGATTTACTTTAGGATCTACAAATTTAGTAAACCCATAACCTAACCCATTGCTATTATTTGGGTTAGGATCCTGATTCTTTTCTATAGTAGAACCAGGAACATGACCAATGGAACCCATTATAATAGGTTGCTGCCTTGCTGCATCAAGGAAGAATCCAATAACCCAGTTACCCATCTCAAGGTTAACACTACCACCAGTGACACCACCATCAGAATATGGATGTGTTGCTGGCATCATCACATGTGCCCATGGTAATTCAGATGTAGGTGTAAGTTGTCCCTCTTGTAAATGAACACCAACTATTCTTACACGATATCTACCTCCTGCCTTTGGGTCACCACCTTCTGCTTCAGGATCCTTTGGTGATTCAATCTGACCTACCCACCACGACATACCATCAGAACCAATCTGATTAGTAGGATATAATGATGAGAGTACTGGATCCATATTAAATACTATCTGATATATTTATGAGGCAGTTTTAACTTTTGTTATCTTGTCTCCATAAACATCTCGTACTAGAGTAAGAAATGTTTCGGTCATAGGGGTTGCCAAGGATGGAAGAAAAGCATGATTTAATTTTGAAATAAGATAAGAACCACTATGTTCTGAATCAAACCTTTTTCCACTGTCATCTTTATCTGATGATTGATTCATAATTTTAACATCAATAATGTCACCAACCTTTAATGTAGGATTACCTGGTACTTTTATTTGTAACTGTTGATTATTGAATGAATTAAACCTTGCTATAGACTGTGATGTAAAAAATTTCTGCCAATCAGGAAATTCTGCAGTATCTTTACCACCACCATCTTTCTTCTCTGGTGATGCTGGTGTTGATTCATCATGCCATGTCTCATGGTCTAATAAAACTGACATTATTCTAGTAGGAAATCTAGAGAAAAATTCTTGTTTTACTGGTACTCCCTGTTGTGGTCCCAAATGTTTCATCTCTTTAAACTGATCATCTAATGAGTATGAATACTCTTCATAAGATCCTGTACTAAAATTATAGTAACAAATGACAGATGAATAAGCACCATGCCTCAATTTATCTAACAAATCAATTTCATTTTCAAATTCTACGTTAGATATAACAAACCTCGGATCAGCACCACTTTGTATGTTCAGTTGATTATATGTAGCAACAGATTTATTCTTTTTCTTATCATATAATTGATCCATTGATCTAAAATTATATCCTGCTTTGTTCTCCCAAAATAAGTAACCAGCACTTCCCTTCATTTTCTTCTCATGCCCATCAATAGTTCCAACACCACCACTCTGAACTTCTTTATTTGTTGATGATGACGAATTCATTCCAGTCATCACTACACTAGTACCTTCTTCACAGATAGTTTTCATCTTCAATGTGTCTATGATACTAAATGGTGTCTTCTTTCCTGGTTGGAACTTTATCTTATTCAGTGCTTTATCCACAAACACTTCCTTCTTTGTACCTATATTCTCTTTCAACATATTAACAACTATGTCATTGGGTAATCCTTTCAAAATCACACCCATTCTAACCATCTCATTTGTTAATGCTTCTTCTGATATTAGACCTAATGTATATGTCTGAAATCTATCAGTAACATACCTAGAATATATCTTATAAATTACAAACTGATATGTATGCTCTTTTTCATCTACTGCTGTTTTTACTTTAATTTCTACTCGTTCACCACCCTGCAAAGGTATATCAGATATCATACTATTCATAGACTCTTCACCTATCACCAATGATGCAAAAATAGTAGGTGCTTCTATGTCCTCAAAATAATCAAATCTTACTACACCATTAGTTGCATCAAATGGATCATTACTTGTAGTACCTTGTATCAGACAAGATTTAAGTTCAACACTACTAGCAAATACACTTTTAGTCTGATCAGACATGATTAAGTCCTCTATTGAAGTAATATGATTCTATACCAAGAGAATCACGTGAACCTTCTTGCATGGTGTCTCTACCAGAAGGTTGTGAATCAGTAAAACCTGAAGAAGGTGAAACCGAACCATCAATACCCAAATCAAGGTAAGCAATTTCTGTTGTTTGTTTAGCACTACCTAGATTTAAATTCTCAAGTATATCATTTGATGACACTTCATTCGTAGATAATGATTGGAGACTAGATGTATCTAGTTGAACACCAAGAGTCTTCATTATATACCTCAATGCATTTTCTGATCTATCTAAAGGTATAGATTCAGCATACACAAAGTATGCATCTTTAAATAATTGTCTTACTCTATCCTGTTCTTCTTTACTCAAATTAGGTTTCTTTAATAGTGCCATCAACTCGACATTACCCCCTCCTCTATTAGCAATCTCTTCCACAAGGAAAGAAGCATTTCCCCTAATTCCTTTCTCACCACTGTTTGCAATATCATCTTTATTAATACCAAGTTTTTTAAGATGAGCGAACAATGCATCCTCTCTTCCACCTTGCCACGAACCTGCACCAAATGCTTCTACACCACCATCATCATGTGATCCTAATATAAGACCCTGATCTAAACCAGTCTCTCTCATCAACTCTGCTGCTGCTAATTGAGCACCAGTTTGAGAAAAACCTTGTTTTTTAAACTCATCAACTAACATAACAGCAATCTCATTTTTATTAAATTCTTTTTTATTTCTACCAAAAATATTATTGACTGCATTTCCTATAAAAGATTTACCAGAATTAATAAGATTACCAGTTTTTTCAGTTATATTACCAATAAAATTCTTAATTCCATCATACCATTTGCCATCATCTTTAGACTCCTGTTTATCTAATGATGCCCTAACCCTAGAATTTGCTTCACTTGATGCTTTAGAAGATGCTATATCTTCTGATGATAGTCCAAACGCATTGGCAACAATATTCATTATATTACTTAATTTCCCATCAGCAGCAGGACTTACTGCACCAAGTCTATTTCTTATATCACCTGTTATCTTTATTATAGATGCTCCAACTGCTTTAAATGGCAATTCCAGTGCATTTATCATACTTTGACCCCCACCCGAACTACTAGCAGAAGATGAAAAAGTGTTAACTGCTTTAGGTAGATTTAATCCAGAAAGTGCAGATGATGACTTAAAATCTGGTAGGTGATCTAATGGAGGCAGAGGTGGTGGTGGCAATAACATACCCTGCTCTGCTGCAAGATCTCCACCACCAGTTACCTCGTTACCTTGAATACCATCAGTTGCATAATTATCTAATGGAACAATAGCAGTCCTACCTCTACCTATAGGTTTAACTAATTCTGTACCATGTGCTTCTATAGGTACACCACCTATATTAACATTATATCCTTCTTTTGGACCATCAATGATAGCACCCTTCTCTGCTGTTCCCCACGGATCTGGTGGTCTATTCTGATCTATCTCTTCAGATGTACTTAACTCTTTACTTTCATCAGTTTTAGTACTTAATATATTAACACTATCAGTAGTTGCTACATCATTCTTCCCCTCCAATCTAGTTTCAGTTTTATCTACTTCGGCAGATTCTTTTGCTCTTTTTAAAAATTCAGTTTGTTGATTAACTGCTGCTGCTATTGCTTCTAGTTTATCAGTTACCCTATCTGTTCTATGACTTATCTCAACTACAATATTCTTTTGTGTTGAAACAATACCAGATGCTATACCAGTATTCTGATCAACAGCATTATTAATAGACTGTGCAGTACTTTGTAATGACTTTGCAATTTCAGTTACTGCTACTAAAAAATCTTGTTTAGTTTTTGGTCCAGCACTAGATCCAGATGCTGCTTTAGCAACTTTTTTAGATGAATCTTCTAATACTGTAGAGGATTCATCACCCTCTAATTTATAATTAAATTTTTTCCTAAAACTAGCAGCACGTTTACTATCAACACTAGCAAATCTAGTATTATCTCTTAAGAAATTTACAGCAGTAACATATATTTTCTTTTTAGACTTTAAAATCCTTCTAACAGAAAGTAATTTCTTTAAATTATTTTTCTTCTTGTCTATAAAAGCACCACCAAATTCATGTTGTAGTGCTTTTTTAAAGAAATACCCCTTATCTATACCAAAATCTTCGAGAGAAAGGTGAGGTGCTTGCTTGAATAATTCTTTTTCTGCGTATCTTCTTTCGTCTGATGCTAATTGTCTAGCTTCAAGAATTTTTCCAATGGCTTTACCTAAATGTTCAGTACCTTTACCTGCTCCACCTGATACATCGTCAAATCCTTCTGTAAATGCTGCCATTAGTTATACCTCCTTCTATTATTTATGAAGCAAGTATCAACCTAGACAACTTATGATTGTCCTTCTTGACTTGATTAACTATAATGGTTCCACCAGCAACAACCTGACTACTACCTGATGCTACTGTTCTAGTTACATATATTATTTTAGTTTTACCTATTGGATCCATTTCAACAGAAATATTATCTGATATATTATTAGTTTGTGTAACAGGAGTTATATTTGATACATTATTAACATTACTAGTAGAACTAATTGTCATACCTGACTTATCGTACAGTCTTAATCTTTCAAAATTCTTATATAACGTTGATCCCTCTTTAAATGGATTAGGTTGTTCTGTTCCTTCTGGATGATCTGATTTATATCTCAATTGTTCAATATTATCACTTGGTTTCTTCCAATTGAAAGCAATATCACCATCCTTACTTTCTGAAGTATCATTACTATCATTAAGGTTAGATATACTTTTCTCTCTTTCTTGTTTATCCTCTGATTGTACCTCATCTTTACTAACAGGTTGTGATCCTGCTAATGGAGATAGCGTCACAACACCAGTAGATTCGTGTGTAGGGAATTCATTACGTAATTTACTATCATTCAAATTTACTCCATATACATTTGCAATCAATGATGCAGCATTAACTATATGTCCTATATCTGAAGATCCACTACCTCCTATCACAGCACCTTTTTCTGCTGGTGTTAATATAGGTGGTGCTTGTATCACACCACCATGTTCAAATCCTGTGTCTCCAAACGCACCAGAATCTCTAGCAACATCTATTGCTGCAACACCCCACCCAGCAACAGGTATAGCACTTCCCAATGATAATAGACCACCAATAGTATCACCTTGTTTAAATCTATAAGCAGCAGAAGCCAAGTCCCAGAAGTTTCCAACAAGAGGAATGGCACCCATTCCTTTACTAGCAACTTTTTGTGTTATTTTCTTTGATGCTTTTTTACTTATTGTTTCTGCAATTTCAGATTTTCCCTTATTACCAAAAAATTTCGTTATTCCACCCATTGGATCCTTCGTAAAGTTTCCAATAGCATTCCTTGCTGGTCTAATTAATGGTCCAAGAATATTCTTTGTTTTCTTAACCAAAGGTGTATTATTCAACCATTTAGTACCCTTCTGTAGCATATTTGGTTTTTTTGTCGCAACATTTGCAGCATCGTCAAATAAATCCAACTGTTTTACGTTAGGTTTCAAACCTTTAGTTCCACCCATCCATTTTGGTAGGATACTACGAAGAGTTCCAGCTAATCCTTTTTTGGTTAATAAAGGTAATAATCCAGGTGCAAATTTCTTAAGTAATGGTCGTAGTATGTACTTGTTAAATATAGTCTTACTTACTTTGGAAATTAATTTACTAATATTTGTACCTATTATACTTTCACCACGCTTACTAACATCATTAAATCCAAAACTACTTGCAGCATCTCTCATTCCTTCAGATCTATTTTCCGAATCATCACGTTTTTGGTCTTCCTCCTTCTCTATCATAAATTCATTCTGCATTTGCAGTGCTTGAAGCACTGAATCAAGTTTACCTGTAAGTAAACTATCATTATATTCTAAATTACCTATAGAACTAGCAGTAAGTCCTAGATTTGCACGTAATAAGTCATTTTGTGCTTGCAACCTACTATTAACAATAACAAGTTCCCCATTAATCTTCGATAAACTGGATGTAATATCTAATAATATCTTATTTTTACTAATTCGTTCTTTCTTTGGTATTTCTAAATTAGTCTTATTTCTTTTATTAATAGTCTTAACTAAAGAACCAGCAAGGGCAGGAAACTCTTTGACAAGCTCATCCACTATGTTACTTTTTGAATCTGATGCAGATTCATCTAGAACTTTAATTGCCTGTTCTTCTAGAGTCATGATTTCTGTTTAGCTGCCTCTGCTTTCTTCTTTTCTTCCTGAATATATTGAACAAGAAGAGAAAGATATACTTCTCGTTCCCAGGGCATCATATTTTCTAATTCAGTCAAACTATATTTATGATACTGCATCAAGGCAAAGTTAGTCTTATAATAGCCTTCCAAACTGTTCTGGAAGACCGCTATGCGAAAAAACTTTGCAATCCCTCAAGCGTATAATTACATTCAACTTCAGTATTAGGATTAACCACACTAAATGAATGAGTTAGTTTAGGCATAGTCTCGTAAAATGTCTGAATTGCTTCAAACTGTTTGCTAGTCAAACCTTCAACAAATGTACGAAATTCTTTGGGTGTTGTAGTAGTTTTATCAAATACTTCTTCACCTTGAAAAATTTGATCGATATTATCTGAAATAAAGTTAAAAACTTCTTCAGTTTTAATATCTTTACTCAAAAATTGTGATTCTATAAATCTATCCATACTAGGATACTTCATCACAATACCTGTGCTCTCATCTAACATAATTTTGTTAGAATGATCTTTAGACTTCTCAACTTCTATTTCTGATATATCTATAGATGCCGTAGTAGTTGTTTCATTATCATCAGTGCATGTAACTGTCAATTCAATTACTTCACCAACAGATGCTGCACGTATCCTCAAAAAGATGTATTCTAAATCAAATGATGGTAGATTATCTACTTTTAATCTAGATGTAATGCAATTCTTTAAAAGTGTCTTCACAGCAGAAACTATTTCCTTCTCCTCTCCCGATTCCATTGCAAGTAAAAGCAATTTCTCTTCTTTTACAAGAAAAGGTCTATACTTAACAGTTTTTCCAGTTGAAGGTAAAATCAGTTCATAGGTAGGTACACCTAATTTTGGTAATGCCATTAAAAATTAATTCAATTCGTATATTTATTTAGCTCGACTTTTTGAGGTTAAAATGGTCGGAGATTTTTTTGGTGAATTGATGGAATCAAAAAGTCAAATTTGCCCTTGTGTCTCAACTTCTTGTCCATTTATTGACATCGTAACCACTCCTTCGTTATTAGAACCAGAAGAATTAAGAGTTTGATCTTGATATACCACACTATGACTCTTATAATAAAAGTTAGCAGAAACTCTAGTCAATTGTGATGTACCATAAGATAAAGGAACTGTGTCAATTGAATATGGATAACATTCTTCCATAATGTATGAAATTCCTGCTCTCTGGTTAGGTGCTAATGGTCCTTGATCTGTCTTTGTAATTCTTGCTGTACAAGCATATTCTTTCGGATATTTCAATCTAATTGCTCTGTTAAACAACCTAGCATTCTCATTTTTAATCCCAGTCAAGGATTTAGCGGTATTTTTAATAGGAGCATTGTTATCTGATCCATCAAATATAAAGTTATGCCATCCTGTTAAAAACTTCAATGGTGTCATATTTACATCACACATCCATGATAAAGAAAAGTCAGTAAAGAATCTAGCATAAGGATAATTCATTTGGTTCTCACCAAGATATCTTCCTTGTAATTGTCCTGTTGCTGCTTGAGTATTAGGTAGTTGTGCTTCATCACATAGCAACTTAACCAATCCACCAACATTAGATGGATCAGTTGAAAGGACATTGCTTAATTGAAATTCATCTAGATATCCCTTCAAATCTTGAGTTAATTCAAACTGTACCTCATATCCATTTGACATGGACATGTTGCCACCTTTGGCAATTGCATTGATGAATGTATTAATCGACACGCTAAATAAAAACGGAAGGTTTAATAATAATTATGTCATACTCTGGAACTTACAAACCAACTAATCCACGTAAGTATAAAGGTAATCCCACTAACGTTATTTATAGGTCATTATGGGAAAGAAAATTTATGCACTTCTGTGATCATACAAGTACTATAGTTGAGTGGGGAAGTGAGGAAGTGGTAATCCCTTACAAGTCCCCTATTGATGGGAGATCTCACCGTTACTACCCTGACTTCTACATCAAAGTAAGAACTAAAACTGCTGGTATGAAGAAGTATATTATAGAAGTAAAACCAAAGAAACAAGTACAAGGACCAGTCGAAAAACCAAAACGAAAGACTACTGCTTGGAGAAGAGATGTGTTAACATTCATGAAAAATCGTGCCAAGTGGGATGCTGCAGAAGACTACTGTAAGGACAGGCAAATGAAATTTTTAATCCTTACTGAAGACCACCTAGCAATTAAGAAGAATGCCAAGCACCGTAGGTAAAGGGTTTGGATCAAGTTCAGAAGATACTTCATCCTACCAAACAATATTCGAAAAAATAAAAGAAGAATCTGGCAGTCAACAAAGAAGCTTGAGTTGGTATAAAAATACTATCCATAGACTAACAGGTGAATACACAACTGATAATCTAGTTACTGCTGAAAAAAGAGACTCTTATGATGATAGTGAGGAACAGGATGGTAATGTATTACGAACTACAGTAAGACAAGGACACTTATATCTTTTTGAATACAAAGCAAAGAGTAAATGGTTGCCTTACTATGATAAATTTCCTCTTGCATATGTATTTAAAAGAGATAGAGATGGATTCTATGCAGCAAACTTTCATTACTTACAGTACAGGACTAGACTTAAGTCAATGAAAAAATTAGAAAGAGGCATGATTGACATACCTCGAAATATCATACATAAATACTTGAATAGTAATGTAGAAAGTCTCTTCCTAGATTTACATAAAGATGAATGGGACACATCTATACTTCTACCTGTTGAGGATTTTGTTATGACTAGTAGAAGAAATAGAACACAGTTCTCTTATGATAAAGAACTAGTGTGGGAAGAGATAAAAGAAAATGAAAATGATCGAGTAAAAGCAAAAGCAATCATACAGGATTACTAATATGGCAATGGGAGTAACAGGTATTAAAAATACCGCAGCACAACAAGAAGCATTTAAAGCATTGAATAAAGGTAAGATTGTTGTTAAATATGCAAGTCCTAGAGAAAATGATGGTAAGGTTGGTTCTGAATCAAATACGGTTAGATATCCTGCATCCTCTCCTATATCACCAGACACTGACTATGTTTCTATAGATTTCTTCAACTATATAAAACCATTTAGTGATAAAGCAATGGAGCAATCAAAAGGGACTGGGGGACTCTATCAGAACTATGGAGGGTTTAGTGAAGAGGCTCTAACCAAGGAAAGAGCAGAAGGATATAAATCTATACTACTATTCATGCCAGAGGATATTCAGGCACAGTATGGTGCTAACTGGGGTGGTGTAGGTGTAGGTGTAGGTCAAGCAAATGCTGCAAGTTTTATTGGTGGAAAGGCTGGATCAATTAGCGAAGCAATTGGGAATACATTTGAGACTACAACAGGTGGACTTAAACTGTTGGGTTATGATCTAGCAAAGCAAGCAATAAATAAAGGTCTGGGTGGATCATTGACAACGAACCAACTAATGGGTGGTGTGTCAGGAACTATCGTTAACCCTAACGTGGAATTAATGTATGAAGCACCCGAATTGAGAGGATTTAATTTAAACTTTAAGATGATGCCAAGAAGTGAGACAGAAGCTAAAAATATTTTTACTATCTGTCAAACATTAAAGAAAGCAATGCTACCTTCATTTGGTGGTACAGTAGCAGATAAATTCACATCTGGTGCATTATTGACCATACCAAAAATTGTCAGTGCTAAATTTATGACAGGTAATAAATTAAATAAATATGTTACTCAATTTAAACCATGTGCTATCACTAATGTTAATATAAACTACACACCAGACGGTAGTTATGCAACCTACGAAGATGGTTCTCCTGTAGCAACATTGCTTTCAATACAATTTAAAGAACTCAAACTCATATTCGAAAACGAAATACTACTATCAGACGAACCCATAGCATCATATTGATATGTTCTTCTCACTAATACCAGACATCGAGTATGATGTTAAACCAATCAAGTTTCCTTACACTAAATCTGATTTCATAACTGCAAAGAATTTCTTCAGAAGATTTGAAATCAATGAGGATATATTCTCATACACTGCAACGTTTAATAAGTATGCAGTGATAGATGGTGAAACACCTGAACAGGTAGCAAAAAAAGCATACGGTGATCCATTTCTTGACTGGGTGATACTAATAACTAACAATGTTATCAATCCTTT